CGATCGCCGACCTGGGGGATGTACTCCTGGCGGATCCTCATCGCAGTCGCTCACGATCGATGTTGGTCGAGACGATCAGGTCCAGCGCCTGGTCGTAGGTCTCCAAGTCGGCATGGATCTCACCGCCCGAGACCTGCACGATCACGTGATACGGCCTTGCCTGGCGGGATCCGATGATCTGCCGGACCTTGGCGAACAGGTAGCTAAGAGCCGCAGCGCCGAGGACTCCCAGCGAGAGGCAAATGATCCACATCTGGGTGCTCACGGCAGCTCGATTCCGTAGCGTTCGCGCAGGTGGTCCAGAATGTCCTGGGCGGCCGCGGCTTCGTTGACGTACTGGCTCTCGGTGTCGGCGTCGCCCTCGTAATTCGCCTCGATAATCTCCACGATCTCTGCCTTCGGGCCGACCGCGGGCAGGAAGTCGATCCCGTGCGTGGTCGAGCCGTAGCGTTCCCTGCTCATCGCGGATCGCCGAAGTGGGCGGGGCGGTACTGACCCTGACCGCGCAGCGCTTCCAGGCGACGGAGCTCGGCGGCAGCGTCCGCGCCCGGGTGATCGATCGGCGCGGCCTGGACGGCTTCGGTGCGCTCCTCGGCGTAGTCGAGCATCCGCATGATGGCGTCGGCCCAGTTCGGGTTTTCGGCCAGCTGGTCGACGATTAGCAGGCCGCGCGCGTTGACCAGCTTCACGGCTTCGAGCGCAGCGGCGGTGACGGCGCGGTCCTCAGCGCTGCCCTCGACCACGCGGACCGAGTCGGCCTGATTGGCGCCCAGCGAATCGGTGATGATCAGGTTGGCTCCGGTGCACGGCACCCGCACCGGACGCGTGTCTAGCTCGGTATGCGTGAGCAGCGGCCCCAGGGCGTCGTCGCCGTAGATGACGTGCACGTTCCAGCGCTCGCCGGTCGGGTCGGTGGTGGCCATGGCCACGGTCGGGTTGTTGTCGGTGGGCAGGTCCCATAGCGCCTCTTCTGCGGTCGCATAGTGCGCAGTGCCCCGGTCGCCCGAGATACGCTCCACAGCGGCGGTAGCGGCGTCGGTCAGGCCAATAGCGATGATCGGAAGCATGGCGCTCCTGTCCGTGACGAGTAGGATCAGCGTCAATCTTACCCCCCAATTCGGGGGGCGACAAGAGAGGGACACGCGGATGGGACAGCACGCCAAGCGGTTCGACGCCGTAGCCGCACCGAAGGGCAGCGGGCTGCACGCCGTCGTTGTTGCCTTGAAGGTTGCCGCCGAGACGGTGGAGCAGTACTTCGATCCGAACAGTCCCGAGGTCACCGGCGCCATGCAGCGCTGGGAGCAGGGCCTGGCGCTGCTGTCTACGTCGAATGGCACAGAGCCCGCGCCCGAGCCGAGGAAGACCGGCCGGCGGGCACCGAAGGCCAAAGAGTCGGACGGCGCGGCGGACGACAGCGAAGAGAGCGCCGCGGAGTAACCTGATCCGGCCGTCAGGAGTGGTGGCACAGAGGCCCCGAGCGAGTATCAGCCGTTCGGGGCCTCTTTCATGTCTACCCCTGGTCGGCCCAGCTGGACGGGAACTCGTCGACGGGATCCGGTGCGCGCCCGGGCGCAGGCCTGCCTGCCTGGCCGAGCCGGTGCCAGCGCCGCCACATGATCACGGCGAAGGCCACCATGCCGACGTTGAGCAGCCACAGCTGCTGCTGGCTGGTGATGGCACCGTAGACGGCGAACGTGAGCTGTGCGGCGATCAGGACCGGCCAGCCGAGCCAGCGGCCGGTTCCGGTGAGCGCAACGCTGGTGATGTTGCCAGCGCCGACGACGAGAAGCATCCAGGTGGGCACCCGGGGCACGCTACACGGAATACGTGACCGGGTGGTTACTAGTTGTCGACGCAGGCTAGGAAGGTCACCGGCGGCAGGCCCGCGGTCACCTCGGCCGGGTGGTGCGTCTCGTCACACACCGGCCCCGGCGGACCGGCTGGCCCAGCAGGACCCTGCGGCCCGGTCGCGCCCGTGTCACCCTTCGCACCCGCGGCGCCTGGCGATCCGGCGCAGTTGCCGTGCTCCGAGCAGTACGTCTGTACGGCTTGGGCCACCTGGTCAGCGGTCGCACTCTTCCCTGCCTCCCCGCGGAAGCTGTCCGGGTGCGCCGCCAGGTAGGCATTCGCCGCATTCGCGATCTCCTCAGCCGTCGGCGGTCGGCCCGGCTGCGGCGGATTCGCCGTCAGGTACGCAGCCACCGCGGCGGCAACCTGGGCTGGCGTGGCGTCCTGTCCGGCGGCCGGCGGGTGCGCCGCGAGGTAGCCCGCCACCGCGGCGTTGATGGCTTCCTGGCTCGGGCCGGGACCTGCCGGGCCGGATGGTCCCGGCGGACCGCTCACCGCGGACTGCACGGCGCTCGCCGCCGAGCACAGCCCTTTCGCCTTCAGCTGGGCGGCGGCCTGGTCAGTACCCGAGCAGGCCAGCTGGACTCCGCCGGCGAGCGGCGCGGCCACCTGCTGCACACTCTCGGCCCGCCCGTTCGCGCTGTCCGCGTTCGTCTGGGCCTGCTGGGCATTGGTGGTGAGCACGATGGACAGCGGCACCAGGGCGGCCACGATGACCGCGCCGGTGCCGAACAGCGCCCAGGCAGGAATCCGCCGGTACCAGGGCACGCGCTCCGGGGGCGGGGTCTCGGGCGTCTCGATCGGACGTAGCGAGCCGAACGTCATGGTGGACCACCGCCTGGGGCTTTTCCGGTGAGCGTGGCGACCAGCTTGGCCACCTGCTCGAGCTCTACGTTCCCACCTTCGCCTTCCGCCTTGCCGACCAGGTACTCCAGGGTCATCTCTTTGGGTACCGGCGGCAGTGACCAGCCCTGGTGCGCGGCGAGCATCCGCACCCGGTAGGCCCAGTCCATCACCGCGATGTTGACCTCTTTGACCTGGCGGAGCTCGCGGGCTTCGCGCCCAGTGCGGCGCGACCGGAACGTCGCCAGCGCCAGGATCAGGAACAGCGCCGTGGCCAGAGCCGAGACCAGCGTTCCGGCAGCACCAAGATTCATTGTCTCGCCTCCCTGCCGGCAGTGTCGTTGTAGCTACTCGCAATGATCGAATGAACGATCGCCATCGCGGTCGTGATGCACGGATAGAAGACGGTTCCGTGCGGCTCGGCGGCCAGCGCCCCGATCCACAGCGAGCTGGCATACATCACCCAGGAACCGGCCGCGACCAGGTGCGCGACCGCGAGATGCGCGGACCGGCCGCGGATCATGGTCACCAGCAGGCCCAGCGCGGTGATGCCGAACACCAGCACCCAGATCGGTCCCAGCTGGCTCACGTAGGCGACGACACGGGTCGTCGTCGGCCGCGCGGTGGTCGAGTAGACCAGGCTCGGGACGGCGTGCAGCACCGCGGCGATGGCCTGGAGCACGAGCAACGCCACCGACAGGTGCACTCGGTGGCGCGTCGGATCCCGCATCATGATCTAGCCCGCATGTGCCTTGTGGCCCTTGTCGAAGAGAGCCCTACCCGCAGGTGTCGCCCGCATGATGTTCGTGGCGAGCCCGTTGGCCATGTGTGCCGGAACGCCCTCCTTGAGCAGCGCGTTCCGTAGCGCAGTCCACGGGTGCGGATGGCCCATGTATCGAGCCGAACCCTTCGGCCCGATCCAGTACTTCCAGAGCTTCGAGCCGGGACCGTAGGGAAGCTGACTGGCTAGGTGCGCGTCGGTGAGCTCGGCGTCTGCGAGAAAGGGCGCAGCTCCTCGGTGATCGCCAGCTGGTCCAGCTCGATCGCGATGGCGGCCTGTTCCTTGCCGAGCACGTCCGGCGCGTCCTTCGGCGAGTGCGCCCAGTCGCCGAGCAGGCCCGCCAGCTCGGCCGCCACCATCTTCGCGAAGGCCTTCAGGTCCAGGCCGTCCGGTCCGAAGTCGGACGCTGGCCGGGTCGCGCCCGCGGCCACCAGGGCGACCGGTCCATCGTGCCCGCTGGCCACGCGCGCCCGAGTCACGGGGTAGCCCGCCACGTTGACGGCGAGCACGCCGACCATTTCCAGCTGGCCGTCGATCGGACGCCAGTCGCCGGACGCGGGCGCAGCGAGCAGGGCATGGATGTCCTCATCCGACAGCCCCGGCCGCAGCTTGCCCGCTACCCAGATCCCGTGTGCGTCCTCACCGGCGGCCACATCGGCGGCCACGGTGCCCGTGTTGTCGTAGTGCGCCGCGGTGGCGGCCATGCTGGCACCGAGGTCGGCGTGCCCGGTGTTCATGGTCAGGTGCCCGACCGCGACCGTGCGGATCACCGCGCCGTCCTCGTTGTCGAACACGCGCAGCGCGCCGGTGTTGAAATACGCGTAGTCGCTGGCCGAGCGGGGCGGTGGCGTGCAGCGCTTGCTGATGCCGATGTGACAGGTGCCCCAGGTGGCGATGTGCCCGAACACCCGGCCGGTCTCCGGGTCGATCTGGAGCGCGGTCGGCCCGGTCAGGCCCGGATCGGTGAACCACTCCAGCGGCGGCAGCGCCATGGCCTTCTTCTTTTTCAGGAAGGCCGGCTTCTTGGAGCCGTCGGGGTTCTCGTCGGCTTCATCCGCGCCGCCGTCGGCCTTGTCCTCGGCGTCCTTCTTCTTGCCCTTCAGGAACTGCGGCGGGACCTTGCCGAACTCGCCGCTGGCCAGGCACTCCGAGCAGGCGTCACCGAGCTCCGGGATGGCCACGCTGGCAGTGACGGCCTGGATGCCGTGCTCGGCCAGGAAGGCGATCAGCGACTCCGCGGTCATCTCGTCGTCGGCGGTCGGGCGCTCGCCGTCGATCTCCACGTACCCGTCGGCGAAGGCAGGGATGGCGCACAGCGTGGTCGCGCCGATCTTGGCGTTGCTCACCGACACCCGGTGACTCTCGGTGCCGTCCTCGTTGAACAGGATGTCGTCGGTGAAATCACCTTCGGACAGGTCGATCGAGTTGCCGGTGAGGTAACCGCGCTTCGCGTACTGGCCGCCCTTGCTGTCGCCGTCCAGCTCGCCGCGGCCCTGCCATACGAAGGTGCCTTCGGGCAGGGGCTCGCCGGTCTGCTTGCTGACGAACTCGGGACCCGGGATCCGCCATACCTCGGACAGCTTGCCGACGACCTCGGCACCCGAGTGCCCGCCCTGGCCGGTGTTGGTCAGCTGCGCCCAGACGGTGAGCGGCGGCGTCCGGAAGTCGATCGTGCCGGGCTCGAGGTAGCGGCCGTCGCTGGTCTCCATGCCCTCGACCGCCAGGCACGGCCAGAAGGCAGGGAGCGCGTTCGCGATCTTCTCGGGCGGGGCGGTCGGGTCCGCCTTGGTCTCGGCCATCTCGATCACTCCGTTTTCCTGGTAGCCGCGGTCCGGCGAAACTTCGTCGATCCCGCGTGGCGAACCCGCCAGCATGAAGTCCAGATCCTTGCCCGCCAGCGCGAGTCGAACCTTGCTGAAGCGCACCACGCCGTCATGCTTGGGCAGCACCGTCGGGTCCAGGCTGTAGCCGGCGCAGATGTGCGGGCTCCACGGCTGGAACTGTTCGGGGTAGCGGGCTCCCAACGCGTCGCGGCCGATCTCGTCGGCGTAGTCGCGGATGCTCAGCGCGGCGTTGTTCGGCGACAGCAGGGTGTTGGTGGACGGGTCGCGGGTGCCGTCCGGCCCACCGTCGCGGTTCCAGATCCCGACGCCCTGCACACGCATCTCGATTGGCCCGTTGTCGGCGGCCAGCTGGGTGACCCGCTTGATCAGCTGGTCACGGGTCTCGGTGTCCAGCGCGGACACGTCGCCCAGGAAGCACAGGGTGGCGTGCATCTGGCTGGACGGATCGCCACCAGGCACCGTGAAGGCGCCCGGGTTGTCCGGGATCAGCGCAATCATGCCGCCCGTCTGGAGCTCGGCAGCAGCCGCGGCGATCGCACCCAGGTAGTCCACCCGATCAGGCACTTCGCATCCCCTCCGGAATCGGCACTCCGGGCGCCGCCTGAACATGTAGATCATGGTCGAGCCAGAGCCCGCACACACAGTTGCCAGCACCGGAGTGGATCGAGCGCGCGTAGACGTGCGGCTCGCGGTACTCGTGCGGGAACGGCCCCTGTGCGCCTTCCCAGCCCGGGATGATCTTGTCAGGCATCGCAGTCCTCCCAGCGGCCCGCGCGGACGTAGCCATGACGGCCACAGCTGCACAGGATCGACGGCTCAACGTGCAGGGGATCGAGGCTCACCAGTTGCCACTTCGCGCCGGGATGGCCGGCGTTCACCGGGATGTCGAATGTCACCGAGCCTGCGCACGGGTGACCGGCCGGGACATCCGCTCCGCCCCGGCTCGGGTGAACATGAAAGAAACCCGCGTACGGCTTAGGGCCGTCCGTCGGGTCAACCGCGCCCTGCACGAACAGCTGTGCATAGTGCCCGCCACCGAGGTCGATCGCACGGTCGTTGACGATCTCCAGCAGGTAGTCCGTCGGCGTGCCGGTCTCGAACGGCCAGTCCACTCGGTCAGCCACGAGGAGCCCTCCGTTCGATCCAGGCTCGTTGAACCTCGACCATACGATCGCGCTCATCCCGGGTGCGCTGACTGTGTGTGCCTGTCCGCCCCGCGGCGTCGTCCAGCTGGGCCAGCACCCGCTCCGCGTGCATACCGGGGGTGTCCGGTTCGATCACGGCGCGCGCCAGCACGTCGGCTTCATCGACCGCCCAGGCGTGCACGGCGTCGCACATGCAGCCGCTGTGATCGCCCGGGTGCATGTAGGGGCCGAGCCAGGCGTAGCGCGGTTCCGGGATCAGCCGCTCGTCGGTGAACGACTCGAAGCGCTCGCCGGCGAGCGCGCGGTGCGGGTGGAAGGTGTTCTCCCGGAGCGTCACGCCGTAGCGCCAGGAGAAACCCAGCGGCGTGGCGCGCCGGTCGATCTCGCGCAGCAGGTCGCCGCCGAGCGCGAGCCCGCCCGGGTGTCCGGGTCCGTAGCCGCCGCCGATCTCGCCGAGCGCGTCCCGGATGTCGCCTGGCAGGATGATCGTGTCCGGGATCTCGCCGCTGGGCAGGGTGTCGCCCTTACGGCCGTACAGCTCCTTGAGCGCGCGGGCGTGCAAGCTGGCTTCGAGCTTCTTCCACGCGGCCGGGATCCGCTCGGTCATCGCGCTGGCCAGCACCTGCACGGAGACCAGCGGCAGCGCGATCATGTCGGCGAGCAGGGTGACCGACTGCTTGATCGCCGAGGTGGTCCACTTCGTGAACTTGGCCGAGAGGTAGGCGAAAGCCGCGGCCAGCAAGATGTCTTCGGTAAGCCCCAGTTCGTGGATCCGGTCGTAGCCGACCAGGGCGCCGACCTGCTCGGGGTTCTTGCCGGTCAGGGTGGCGGCCAGCGTCTTGTCCTTGCCCTGGACCTGGGCTTTGATCTTGCTGCCAGCCTTGCGCAGCGCCGCGAACAGCTCTGCCTCGGCGGCCTGGCGGATGCGCTCGATCAGCTCGCGGTCGATATCGGCCAGCGCCGAGCCGTCCAGAATGCGTACTGAATCGAGTACCCCATGCGTTCCGGCGGCAACCCGGGCGCCAACCGGGGTCGGCGGTGTACCCCGGCCCTGGCTCTGTCCGGGCGCCGTCGGCGCATTGGTGATCACTGGCGGCTGGCCCTGCGCCGGCTGGAGCCCCTGGTCCTGCCCAGGCGGAAGGCCCGGCACCTTGTCGACGCCGGGAAGGGTGGCGTCGATCCCGAGCAGCTTCGCAGCCAGCTGATTCAGCACGGTGGGATCCAGCCGCGCCGAGTGGATCATCTGAATCTGCTGAAGATCTTCCTCGGTCGGCGCATCCTCTTCGCCGAAACCCTTCGCCGCCCGGTAGGACTTGTAGCCGATGCCGCCGCGGTCCAGGGCAGCGTCCGCATCAGCCGACCGGTTCGTGTTCCGGGTGATGGCGCTGGCGTCGTACCAGCAGCGGACCGAGGCCACCTCTTCCGCGGTGAGCCCGTAACCACCGTCCGCCGTTGACAGCAGCAGGCGGCGCTTCATGTACGACTCGGTGACGGCGTCGACGATCAGCCGACAGCCGGGCTCAAGGTGGTTCTCGAAGGTCTGGGCGTCGATCAGCCAGGCACTCCAGTGGTTGGCCTGGCCGATCGAGCCCCGCATCGCCTCTCGGGGCAGGTCGATCGAGTCGGCGATCCGGTCCAGCGCCGTCTTCAGGTTGCCCTGCACTTCGTCGTTCGGGCGCCGGTCGAGCGGGATGTGCCGGATGGCCGCGCCGTCCTCGGGGTCGCCGTACACCACCAGCGGGACGACCGCGGACGCGTGGCCTTCCTGGCTGATCGGCGCAATCATGGCCGCGGCGAAGTCAGCCGCGAACGAGTTGCTGTCCGGGCGCACCTTGGGCTCGCCGTTCTGGACCAGCGTCATGCCCTCGGGAATGAACAGGATGCCGTTGCTGGCGATCCGGGACATGGCGGCAGCCCGGATCTCCCGGCCGGCCAGCACCACGTCTTCGCAGACATCCAGCATGGTGCGCAGCGGGGAGTCCGCCAGTTCGCCCCACTCCGGATGAGGCACCCACAGCCGGATCAGGGTCTCGGTCTCCGGGTTGAGCTCGCGAGCGCCCTTGCCGGGCACGTCGATGACTGCCAGCCCGCCGCCAGCCGACGGTAGGACTTCGCTGGTCGAGCGGACATCCCAGGTTTCCATGCCGTGCTCATCAGGGTGACCGTGCAGCCAGACCTCACCGGGGACATCGAAGCCGGTCGAGATGCGGCCGGTCCAGCTGTAGCCACGGCCCCAGGGCAGCGCCGCAATGCAGTCGATGGCAGCCCTGGCGACGTGATCAGCCACGTAGGGATGGCCGTCTTCGTCCTTGTCCTCTTTCGGGTCACCGGTGAGTAGGACCGGTTCGTCTTCGCCTTCAGGCTGGTAGGCCGCGGTGAACGAGATCTTGGAGAGGATGTTCCCCTTCATCCGCAGGGCCTGGCCGAGCTCGCCGATCGAGTTGCGGTAATTCCAGGCGACGGACTGCCAGGCCATCCGCGTCATGGCCAGGGTTTGGACGACATCGCGGTCGCGCAGGTCGATCACGCGGCCGCTGGCGGTCATCACCGAGGGGCTGGGTTTGGAGGGCTTCCGGCCGAACAGGGGCATTTACGGATCACTCCCTACGGTCGGCCGTGCTCCAGCTGATCAACAAGGCCGGTGATCACCCCGGCTGCTGCTGAGAATGCCAGAGCGCGGGCGATCATGCCCCAGAGTCGCGGGCTCACGCAGCACGTCGGCGAGCGGCCCGGTTGGCAGTCCGCCTGGCATTCTGCCGCGCGTGCCAACCTGCGGACTTGGCCGCCGTGCGCTCTCGCTCACGGTTAGCGCGGCAGGCTCGGCACTGGCGACCGCCCCGCTTCGGCCGATAAGTGTTTGCCAAGTCGAACCGGTGGCCGTTCACGCACTCATCCTGACGGGCATGAATCGCCGACGGACCTAGGCCACGCGAGACGTTTACCCCGATCGCCACGGCTTCCATGTGTGCCGGATTCACGCACCTGCGGTGTAGGCAGGTAACGCCCCCGCGGCAGGTGTCGATTGCCCGCGTGTGACACAGATGGTCCACACCTTCCGGCGCTGGGCCGACGAGCACTAGGAACGCGTGCCGGTGCGCGAGTCCGCTGAGTCGATCTTTTCCGCCCCACTGACCGTAACCCTGCCGATTTAGGCAGCCCGTCCAGACCCAGCAGCCATCGGGGGCGACCTCGACGTTTGCCCAAAACGTCGCCGGAAGTCGACAGTCGCCGTACTCGATCACCCGTGTTCCATCCTGTCAACGACACCGGTCAATACGCCCGCAACGGCCGAATAGGCAAGCGCGTACGTGATGAACCTGGTCAACCGTGGAGCGACCTTGTGGCCGATCAAGACGAGCATAGCGACGTAAGGAG